TAAATCTAACGGGGACGGAAAATTTAATTATAGGTGGCGATTTAAACAGTGGTAATGTTTCGTTTGAAGGAATGGTCGCGAATTTCAGAATGTTTAATAGAGTTCTTTCCAAAGATGAGATCTACCAGCTCTATGCCTACCAGAAGGAATATTTCGGTCTTGGGGACTTGTCCATGACCCTCAAGGCGGGGCGCCTAGGGATTGGGACTTCAGAACCTCGGGCGGCTTTGGATGTGAGGGGGAATATATACGCTCCGGGTGTGAGTATACAGACTGTGGCCGAAAACGTACATGATATAGTTACCTACCCGAGCGCAACATCTCGTACGATAAGCCCTTTAACGATAAGAATTACTCCTAAATTTGCAACATCTAAAATTTTACTTCAATGGATGATTAATATAGAATTGGGTGAAAATAACCTTTTTAGTATTTATAGGAACGGTATAAAAACAGGATATAACACATCAGTACCAGATAATATTTGGGTAGGGGCAATGTCGGCGGCATATGATTTAAATGTCGATAGTACACCAGAAAATATGTACCTGGCATGGATAGATACACCGAATACAACAGGTGTTCTAGAATATACTATCGTTGTTAGGTCGGCAAGTACAAGTAGTTACCCGGTATATTTTAATAGACCGGCGACGGGTGCGGCTGTTGGACAAACTAATCGTGAAATAACCGTATCGTTTAAATGTGCTACAGAAATCGCATAATAATTTATAAGTATATTACAAAACATGGATTTGTCTCCGGCGTTGACGAATTTATACCCCAACAGAGATTGGTATCTCAAGGGGTATACATACGAAGGGCTTGTGTGGAACGACACCGAAATACCTAAACCAACCCTGGAAGAATTAACAGCTAAACAGCAAGAACTCATAGCGGCGCAGCCCCTAAAAGATCTCCGCAAAGAACGTGATACTGCACTCATCAAAACGGATAAATACACTCTTCCCGATTGGCCGCATACAACCGCCGAAATCAAACAAGCGTGGTTTGATTACCGCCAAGCCCTTCGCGATCTTCCCTCCACAACCGAAGATCCAGCGAACCCCGTTTGGCCCGTCGCCCCCCAATAAACAATTTCCTCCAAAGTGAATCGAGTCCCACTTTGCAAGAAAAAGAGTTCCAAGTGCGAAGCACTTGTCCCGTCCTCCGGACTTTTTCGTTTAAAAAAACCTCCCCAAATAGTAGATACGATGCCCATCGCTACACCCCAAGGCACGCTCGATTTCAAGAGTGTCGATAAGGTGACCTTCGTCGGGGCTTCATCAAATACGGTGATCGACACAACCACAGGAAGCCTCGGTGTGGGTGTGGGTGTCGGCGGACCCACGTCTAATTTACATGTGGTGGGAAACGCCTACGTTTCTTCTAATTTGACCGTCAGTGGGAATGTTACTGCCGATCATTTTGTGGGGGATGGAAGTAATATAACCGGTATTTCTTCAACCCTTCAAGCGATAACAGATTCTGGACCTGGTGCAAATGTGACGTCTAATACCGTCCAATTTACGAATGCGACGACAGGGTTCGTGACGACTGCGAACGTAGAAGTGGGTGGTGAGTTGACGGTGAGTGGTGATATTCAAGTATCCGGATTGACCATACAAACCGTAAGTTCTTCGAAAACGGATACGAGTATTTTTGCCGGTACCTCCGTGACGGATATTAATGGGTTATCTGTGACTATAACTCCAAAATTTGCTAACAGCAAAATATTGGTTTCTTACGATGTAAATATGGGTGGTAAAGGGCGTGTTTATTTGAGAGTAAAAAGAGTACAGGGATCGAGTACTTCATATTTTTGGTCGGATCAGGGGTCCGCGGGTTGGACCCAGTCCCCGGGTGGGGGTGCCTCTACGTCTAGTTACTCGGGGAGTAATACGGATACCGAAGTTAACGGGTATCCATTCAAACACCTAGACAATGCGGGTGGTTTAGGTTCAATCACATACACGGTTCAAGGTTGGACAAATCATAGCGTTTACAATGTATGTATAAATAGAGGTTTTGTAGATACGTCGGCCGCAGGTCATGGCGGTATGGGATATTGGGCACGATGTGTAAGTTCAATAACAGCGCAAGAAGTGTGTCAATAAATATCTCCTATAAAATTAGATATGACGGATATAGGTTTCGTCATAGCAACGTACTATTCAGGTCAGGGATTTTATATAGATAATAACGATTACGAAACCTTAAGATGGTACGAAACAAACACTCTCCCAAAACCAACTCTCGAAGAATTAACGGAAAAATGGAACGAATATATAGCGGCCCAACCCCTCAAAGAACTCCGCACCAAGCGGAACAAACGTCTCGCAGAGTGTGATTGGGTTCTTGTTCCAGACACTCCTCTTTCGCAAGAAAAGATCGATGAATGGAAAGTGTACCGCCAAGCTCTTCGCGACCTTCCTTCACTCGCAGAAGATCCAGCGAATCCCATTTGGCCCGTCGCCCCCCAATAAACAATTTCCTCCAAAGTGCAACCCACTTTGTAAGAAAAAGAGTTCCAAGTGCGAAGCACTTGTCCCGTCCTCCGGACTTTTTCGTTTAAAAAAACCTCCCTTCATAATAGATATGTCGCTGGAACAGACGATAGGAAACCTCGAGATTCGCTATGCGAACGTGGTCACATTCGTCGGTTCATCGAATACCATGGTCGATACGACCACAGGACGGATCCAGACGAAAGGCATCCAGCATAATTCTAACGTGATCACGGACGTTTCGGGTCCGCACGGACGGGTCGCACCGACCTTAAAAAAGTACCCGGAGATTGCTTTTGAGAGTGGGAAGTTTGACTCTAATGACTCTACGAATACATACGTTCAAGCAGGGTATACAGTGAGTGCGAGTAGTCAGGACTATCGATCATCAAGAAGTCCGTGGTGTGCATTCGATGATAATAATAGTACCCACCAAGAATTCAATGCCGCCGTTCATTTATATGACGGTGGTAATGGTACGAATCCGGGTTTTGCTACCACTAATGCAGTCGAAACGACAAATGTTGATGGATCCGGAACATATAGAGGTGAATGGTTACAAATAGAATTACCTAATAAAATTAAACTAAACAAATATGTACTGGGGAAACGTGCGATCACCTACGCCGGGATTATTACCAAAGAAGGTAAAGTGCTTGGTTCTAATGATGGAACTAACTGGACAACTGTATACGATCATAACGATACCCAGGGTCCGTATAGTACCAGTGCTACAATTGTAGAAAAACGAACTTTTCAAGTAAATTCTTCCAGTTATTATAAATATTTCAGATTGGCTACAAATAAATTGTTCCCAACTGGATTGATTAACAATAACACCATGACACCCAATATAGCAGAATGGAGTCTTTACGGCTACGAAGAAGACCCACCCGCGGGTGACCATTCAGTCGATACAACTTTTAAGTCCCGCTTCAATAACCCACAATTGACGGGTGTCCAAATCCTCGTCGATGGTGCGACGGGGGTAGGAACGAACCAAATTTCCGGTGGCACCGACCCTTCGGGGAACCAAGCGACGTATGTCACCGACGGTAAATATTGGACCCTTAACGGAACTCTCACATCTAACCTTTCCGTGGAGGCCAATACGTTCCTGGAAGGTGACCAACCCCATGCGGTTTCCGTATGGTTCAATTCCTCGAACCTCGAGGCCAACGTTTCCAATACATGCGTTTTTTCTGTTTCGGACCAAGAAAAGTTGGATTCCGTGAACTTGGATCTCCAATCGAACACGTGGCACAATCTCACGTACGCGTACCAAGGTGAAGGTGGCTCCCGAGTCACCTACCTCGATGGACGTAAGGTGGCCGAAGACCAAGCCGAAGATACCTTCGGGGACTACCCACCCTTCGCGATGACTGGGTACTCACAGGGTGGGTATGTGGCGAGTGCGAGTAGTGAATATCTAACTGATGTAAATGCACTTCGAAATGCTTACAAAGTTTATAATCCTACCACTGACACCGCAGGTGTTTGGATGACAGAATTTAGCACTTTTAATCCCAACGCAGTTGGTGGGGATACATTTACCGATTCAGATGGTGGAACACATACAGGGCACTGGAACAAAATCGAACTACCATACAAACTAAAACCATCATATTTTTATTTCAAAAATTCCGGGACTCTTACTGGATCCAGAAATGCCACAAATTGGGTAATACTTGGGAGCAATAATGATTCGGAATGGGATTTACTTCATAGTTCGACGACCGTCTTGAATGCAACAAAAAGTATACCCATCACCGCAACGAAGGGATATACATATCTAATGTTCTTATGTAAAAGTGTTAACGCTGATACTGCCTTATATATGGAAGAACTTCGATACTACGGCCACCGCGAGAACGACCTGGTCCACCTTCCCGATCCCACCAACGTTCTCAAGTATCCGCACATCGCGATGACTGGTCCGGCTCAGAGGGGGTATGCGGTGACGGCGAGTGCCGAGGATAGTGCAAATAGTAGGTACGCGTGGAAAGCTTTTAATAATATATTACCTGCCGATCTTTCAACTGACTTTTGGTTTTCGGAATCAAGTAGAGGTGCATATACAGGTGGAACCAATGGTAGAGAGTATGTTGGAAGTTCGAATTTAGGTACAGACAGTGGAAGAACCGCTACAGTCGACGGAGAGTGGATACAGGTACAACTACCAAATAAAATTCAGCTTACTACATTTAACATATATGGACAACCAAATACAATAAACAATTTCCCCGCGAGTGGTGTATTATACGCAAGGAATGAAACCACTGAAGATTGGACATCTATATATGTGTATAACGACGTCACAATAAGCACCAATCACACACAAGCTACGCATACACCGACAACATCGACATTTTATAATACATACGCATTGTCAATCACAAAGAAATCTAATAGTGTGGGGGGTGTAAGTGTAGGAGAACTAGAACTCTACGGAACAGGTGTCGACTCCATCCCCATCCAGATCGGTGGTGGGAACATCGATAAGGTCGCCAACTTTAGGGTCTACGATAAGTTTATTGGGGGGGACCAAGTGAACGAAATATGGAACGCCCAAAAGGAGGAGTTCGGGCGCGCGAAGCCGCAGATGGTTCTTCAACAAGGAAAATTAGGGATAGGCACGGATGCACCCCAAGGATCCTTGAGTGTCGCGGATGAACCCCACAACTTGGAAGAGTTTCCTCCTAGGGCTATGACCGCTAATAATACATATTTCGAAGGACATGGTGTTTTTAAGGCAAGTTCAAGTTCTGAATATAGCGCAACATATACAGCATTTGATGCATTTGATAAAATAACTTACAATGATGCTGGTGTAGCGGATAATGCATGGTTAAGTGCAAACAGCTCACTTTATGCGAGTGCGTCTGATTACGCGTTTACCGGCTCCGCGACTTTAGGAAATGGAACTGTAGCGGGTGAATGGTTAAAGTTGGAATTACCGTATAAGATTGTACTCAAATCAATAACACTTTCTCCACGACCTAGTAGCACAACTCACCTCAATCAGGCTCCAGAAGATTTTAAGATATATGGATCTAATGATGATATAAATTGGACTGAAGTATTATCTGAAACAGGTGCCGCTCCAGCAATTTGGACGGGTACCGATTTTATAACTGATACATCATCGACCACATCATATAGATATTTCGCAATCGTTGTTCAAAAAACTATCGGATATGCTGGTTTTACGGCTATATCTGGACTCAAATATTTCGGCACCCGTGAGCAGGGTCAATCCGTCCTCCACGATGGCCAACTGACCCTCACGAAATCGTTAAATGTTCCCCGAATTGGACCGGCTCTCGACGCGGACGATACACCTAGGCGGGACAGGCTCGTCGTGGAATACAATACCTCGACCAACCCCGCGTTCGAGGGGGCTGTTAGGGATACGAGTGGGAGGGGGAATGATGGGGTGTTTGTAGGAACAGCTTCGTATAATGCGAATGAGAAGGCGTTGGTGTTTGATGGGAATAGTGATTATATAATGGGGACACTTAACGGGGTATCAGGTAGTGCTTTAAATACATCATATACCATTTCATTATGGGTAAAAAATTTGAGTGCGGCAAACAACATCAGTGTATTTGTTTTTATTGGAACTTCTGGGTCATCAGGTGGTGCTAATGCGGTAAGTTTTAGACATGATGGATCAACCACATCGTATACATTAGATAATTCTGGGGTTTGGACCTTTGGCACGATGGGACTACCCAATGCTCTCAATACGTGGAGACATATTGTAGCTATTTTCGACGGTACTACTCAAAAAATTTATGTAGATGGTGTACTTGGGGGTACGGGAACCGCGTACGGAACAATGAATATACCGAATAATCCAACATTTAGTATAGGTCAGAGACATAGCGGAGGAGGCACGAGCGAATATTTAAATGGATACATATCCAACCCCAAAATATACGACACGGCCCTCACCGCCGAAGAGGTCAAGACCCTCTACGATATGGGTCGCACGGAGAGTGTGGCGAATCCCCGACCTCTTCATATTTCCGGACCCGTGAACGTCATGGGAGATATCCGGTACATAACGAATATACGCCCTCTTCCACAACAAACTATGTGGAGTCACGAAGCGAATGGACATTTCACGAGAGGTATCTACCCCATAACGGGTACACAGGGTGGATCGAAGGTGTATAACATGTTATGTGAACCTGATTGGTGTGGAGGTGGATGGATGTGTGCAGCACAACTTCCTCGGGGTAAAAACATTGTATCTACAACCGTCAACCTTTTCACAGACGAATACGGCGACCCATCAAATCTTGCATGGAGTAACGATTTCGCCGTTCCCATGAATATATTTTCGAATAACAGTGGCTACGATCTAGACGTCATGTTGGTTTTACTCGGAGGACGATATGCTGGTAAAGGTGGTGCCGGTGGCGCTCGAAACGGAGGTATATACAGAGGTGTAAATCTGACACAAGCACTCAATACCGGATGGCCCACGAATGGTTCTTACCCAGCATATATAGGTACGAGTGGTTTAGCATCCAGTATTGATGGGTTCCATTTTGTTTCGAGATCAACGTCTGGAAATAACTTTCGACCATATAAAGCTAACAGTGGCTGGAGATTATCATTTTCTTCTCATGGTGGTTATGATATGGCGTATGATGATACTGATATATACACTATGGGTTGGTTACTTCATACTGCCGGTAATAATTTAAATTATGCGTACAATTCTGTACATAGCGCCGGAGCTTCACAAACTCAATCTGGGGAAACGTCTTGGGCTGCAGTTAGATTCTTTGTACGACCGAAACGATATTAATATCTACGTATAACAAAAGATGGATAACGATATGCTTATGGTGTTGCTAAGATCAGATCGTAACGAGTTACTCATCAAAACGGATAAGTACGCTCTTCCAGATTGGCCCCACGAATCCCTCGAAAAACAAAAGGAATGGCTCGACTATCGCCAGGCTCTAAGGGATCTTCCCACGGTGACCGAAGATCCGGCGAACGTTGTTTGGCCGACAGCCCCAAGTGCATAGACCCCACACCTAATAACACGTAAATCATTTCTTACGTTATATTAGAT